ATGGGCAATGTTCTGGGAGGACATGAATCAAATACTAGAGCAAATAGTAACGAAATTCAATCCATTGGCATATATACGGGTACAAGGTGTGACGAACTGGGAAAGTACTGTAAGGATCGATTCGATAGCCAATAACGTAGATTTGGAACCCGGTGACACTAATAAGAGAGTATTCAAATTTCAAATTAACGTAACAGCCGAATCATATATTCCACAACCCATTGTAAGAAGGAAGGCCGTGCTGAAAACGAAGGTTGAGTTCACTGATAACATTGATGATACCGACGTTCAACGCATAGTATCCAGAATTGAAGAGGCTGTAGGAGATATCGAAACATGATTAAGATTCGTAATAAGACCTCAGGTCCAGTACAGTTGATTGTAAGATCATTCTCGCCTAGGCGAGAGCACGCTAAAGCCTTTACGTGCCAAAACATCCCGGCTCATCAGACCATTCTGCTGCCCGACGAGAGAGTAGTAGACACATATTTAGAAAGAAGCAAAAAATGGGGGTTGCTTTCGGCTACATATATCCCAGATAACGAGGTGCACAAAGAGGAGAAATAAGTATGGCGATTCTCAGGGGATTCCCACCAAGCAATACGATTAGTCCTAGTGTTAGGATTAAAGAAACAGACTTAAGTCTAGTTTTACCTGCGCCAAGTACCCATAGGGCTGGGCTAGTTGGCTTTTCATCTAAAGGACCCATTAACATTCCAACGTTGATTCAGACGCAGCGTGAGTTGCATCGTACGTTCGGATTTCCACATCCGGATCAGAGCGATCCATACCTCATCTATGCTGGTGAGCAATATCTGTTGGTTGCAAATGAACTTGTCGTCGTTCGTGTCGGCGATGAAAATCCTGTAAGTGACAAACAGGCCCAAATAGCAAGCGTAGAGGTACCTGCCTCTGGATCAACAGTCCAGATCGAGTCCGATACGCCAGGGCCCTACACGTTCGCTTCTGATGCGTTTTTCCGCTGGAGGCTGAATGGAATTCTTAAGAGCAAAACTTTGGTTGTTTTGGCTGACACCTATACCACGGATGAGTTGGTAGAAAGTTTGAATGAGCAGCTAGAGTCGGATATTGATGGTATTATCTTCTATGCCGCCAGCGCTGATGAGATCAGCGTGCGAACTACGTTCGCTTATGGACCTGATGCTGAACTCGAAATGGTTTCGGTTCAGGATGCCATGTATGGTGGGGCAGTAGTCGATGGTAACATAAGTGGTTTGGGTACCGGAATGGAAGAAGCCGTTACAACCGGTAGCAACAACAAGTATCCACAGACGGCTTACCAGACCCAGGGCAGGTACGACTTTACCGGTCTTACCGACCTAAATCTCCAAGTAGTGATTGAGGGTACCGACAACGTACTTATTGATTACGTTGTGCAAGTTATCGATCTTGAAGACCTAGAGGGAATGGATAACCCCATTGACGACATCGTGGCCGAGATCAACTCTCAGGCGCTTGGGTTTATCGCTAGTTCTACTGGTGGAAACTTAGCGTTGTCTACAGAAGCTCATGGACGTGATTCGAGACTTCTCGTCAAGACGGCCAGTACTGCTGATGGGATTTTTGGATTCGACAACTTGACCGCTACGGGCGTAAGCCCAACTGGCGTGACTGGTGATTCTGACATCCATACAGTCGGTATTGCTAATGGTGCTGCTGATGGTAGCGGTGGAATCACTTTCACTTTGCAAGCAGACTCACCCGGTATTGAAGGTAGCGAAACCCAGGTAGTAATTGTCAACGACTCCCGAGAGGGCGTCTTCTCATTCAATATTTACTCCAACGGAGTTGAAGTTGAGCAATGGGGCCGGTTGACGAAGGATGATACCAGCAGGTTCTATCTTGAGTCTTATATGTCACTTGTAAGTGACTACATCCGAGCCATAGACAATCCTGATAATCCTGCGACACCCGTTGCAGGAACATACGACTTGTCGGGTGGAACTGATGGGATTCCGGCAGACCCAGATGATCAAGATGATCTCCTGATTGGAGATGAGATTGGCATGACGGGTATGTTCGCACTATCCGATCCAGAACAGATTGAGATTGATCTCATCGCTGTTCCGGGTCACCCATCTACCGATGTTATCGTCTCACTGTTGAGGTTGTGCCGAGACGTTCGTATGGACTGTTTCGCTATCATTGATCCGCCGTTCGGACTAACCGTAAATGAGATTGTGGATTGGCAAAATGGTGTCCATCCTCTCAACCTCACTAGGTTTGACTCAGACTTTGGTGCTCTGTACTGGCCGTGGTTGCGTTATAGAGACACTATCAACCAAGTTGATGTCTGGCTTCCGCCTTCTGGATCAGTTATGGCGGTCTACGCCCGATCTGATGATCTTGGCGGGGGTCCGTGGTTTGCACCTGCGGGACTTACCCGAGGTATCGTACCTAACATCTCTGATGTGTTCTCACGTCCGACGTTGGAAGAGCGAGACCTCATGTACGGCAACCGAAATGCCGTCAATCCAATTGTACAGTTCAGCGATATTCAAGATTTTGTCGTGTTTGGTCAGAAGACCTTGCAACGACGGCCTACCGCTCTTGACCGAGTCAATGTTCGCCGAATGCTGATCTACCTCGAAAAACAGATCAAGAGACGATCTCGCCTCCTGTTGTTCGAGCCGCATGATGAGATTCTGCGGGAACAGTTCGTCAACATGGCAAACAATGAATGCGAAAAGATCAAGGGTGCCCGTGGCATCACCGATTATCGTGTGAAATGTGATGCAGAATTGAATCCGCCCGATGTTGTCGACCGCAACGAATTGCGGGCACGAGTAGCCGTAGTACCAACTCGTGCGGTTGAGTTCATCTACATAGAATTCTCGATCCACCGTACCGGTGCGTTCGATGAAGGTACAGATACCTTCTAAAAAAAACACATCAAGTTTAAGAGGAGAAGAAAATGGCCTTTGATCCATCAGTAGAGGGAATGGGCGTCGGGACTGTCGGTGTCGGTGATCCGAATGTAGTGTTCAAGCGAAAGTTTCGATGGACATTCGAGGTTCAGAGCGTCGGTGGCTGTCAGTTCAGCATTCCACCATATTTCTGCAAAGTTTCGGCGAGACCCAACATCTCGTTCGAGGATACAGAAATCAACTGGCTTAATGATAAAACCTGGATTCCGGGTAAGGCCAGTTGGGAATCCATTACAGTAACATACGTAGACGTGGCAGGAACCCTACAGGGTGATGCCAATGGCGCAAATACGGGTTTATATGACTGGTTAGCGGCTGTGTTTGATTTTACACGCCCGACCCGGAAACAAATGAACTACGCATTGAACTACATCGGCCTAGTGACGCTAAAGCTTTATGATGGCTGTGGAGCCGTTGTTGAACAATGGATACTAGCTGATGCGTGGCCCCAGGCGATCAACTTTGGGGACCTTGATATGAGTTCATCGGATACTGTGGATATCTAGCTAACGCTTCGGTACTCGCAAGTTTACTTTGAGCACAAGTGTCCGCAACACGAGCCGGGTGGCTGCTGCGTTAAGTGCGGTTAGTAAGAATAAGGAGAGCCGATGGCGACAACCTTTAATCCCCAAGACCAAGGAATGGGTGTTGGGGAGGTTGGAGTTGGCGATCTCAATACAATTTACAAACGTAAATTCAGATATACGCTTGAAATCAAAGGTGTGGGGGCATGCGACTTTCTCATTCCCCCACACTTTGTGCAGGTCGCTAACCGACCGCAAATCAGTATTGAAGAAGTAGACGTTCACTTCCTAAACCACAAATCCATTTGGCCCGGCAAACCTAGTTGGGAACCGATGACTGCGACTTACTTCGATGCTGTCGGTCCCGTCGAGGCCAACCAACTACCACAATTGCTCAAATGGCTCACAGGGGTCTATAATTTCGATGACCGAAATGAGCTTATGACGACCAAGCGAGAAGACTATCTCGGTGAGGCCACTTTAGAGCTATATGATGGTTGCGGAAAGCGGATGGAGCAGTGGATAATGTTCGATTGCTGGCCGCAGGCCATCAATTTTGGTGATCTCGACATGAGTAGTTCAGAGGTTGTTGGTATAGAACTGACAATGAGATACTCATTCCTTAAGTATACCACCTACTGTGGCGAACATTCAGTACCTTGTGAATGCCCAGCGTGCTAAGGAGTCGTAATGCCAACATGCGAAAAACGCCCACATATGAGCCTCGATTTTGGGCTGCAAGACGACCAAGTCTGCCAGAAACAGAAGTTTCGTTGGTTATTCAAGATCGATGGTGTCTCTGGTGTTTCTGATGCGCTTCCCCCGCTGAAATCACACCGTCCTAAGTTGGACCTTAGAGAGCAACAGATTCAGCATCTTGTCCAACAGATTTATTACCCCTTAAAAGCCGATTGGAAGACCATCCAATTGAGCTTGTATGACATCAAGGTTAATGAAAATCCGGTTTTCGAGTGGCTACGGGTGCTGTATGACCCGTGCGGCGACCCTGAGTGGCGACCGATTTATCAGCCTGGGTGTGATGACGGTTCGTGTTTCAAACGAAACGCCATGCTGTGTCTCTACGATGGTTGTGGAAACGTCATAGAGAGTTGGAGATACGAGAACTGTTATCCTCAGACAATCGACTGGGGAGAGCTTGATATGGGAAATTCAGAGGTCGTGATGGTTGACATCACGCTACGTTATGATCGGGCTTGCCTCCAGTAACAGGACTCTTGTAGTGCGGCCAAAATCCTTTGTCGATCATCGACGTTGATAATCTCGTCAAAACCTTCTTCTCTGGTGGGAGGCTCGTAGGCAGAGAACATGTTTTGCATAACATCTTCTGGGATGGTTTTACTGCCACCTTGGGCTGCGATCTCTTTTGATCTTTTGTTCGCAAGGTTAATTACCGCCTTCTGAACATCTGAGCCTTGGAAGTTGAACACTACAGCAATCTTTTTGTATCCTGGGAGGTCGCCGATGGACGCAAATCCTCGTTGTCTATTAGCGACATCCATGTTGGTCATGTCAACAACGATGTCTTTTCCGGATTGCCCGGCCCCGGCGAAACGTTGATTCAGGGCCTCATATACTTCATTGTTGGCATCCGTGACATTGTTCCAGAGTTTTTCTGGTAGGAAGTCAGGTAACTCAGGCGGTCTGTTGATCACCACGCCATAAGGTGCTTGCTGGTACCCGATCTCTGCATCCTTGGGCGGGCTTGCGAACATATCATCATATGTAAGACCCTTTCCCTTCGCAATCTGTGTAACGATGTCATCCCTGTTGACAACGTAAGCGTCGGGGACGTTTTGTGCAATCCAGGTAGACTTACCGATTGCAGGAGGTCCGACTAGAACGAATATCTTCTTCTCGTCTTCGTTCTCGAACCAAGTTCTGAATGCTAATGCTCTCATGCAGATATGTACGAACTAGATTGACATATCTGCCAAGTCCTTTTCGAGCAGCTTCTTCATGATGGCGAAGCTGTCATCCAGTTGTTTCGGCTTGTAATCGAGAACTCGACATGCACCGCTCTTATTGAGGCGACCCTTCTTGGTGTAGCACTTGGTATCATTCAGTAGAAATGCATCTACGATATGTCCGTGGCCGTGTTGGATCAATTTCGCAATAAGTTCCTTGGTTTCGATATCACTTACAAAGTCTGCCATAGGTCTCCTAGAGATGCTCTATAATTAACTATCGTCATATCCAAGTACATTCTTGAATCTAACTCCTGAATCTGCCGTATCTGTTGGAACCATCCTTGTAAGCAGCACGGGATGAGCCGTTGGTTCCCCAATCACGAAAGATGAAGTCGAGCTTGTCAATGAGATGCTCGTAGTACTTCTTTTGCAGTTCGTGCTGATTTTTTGCACCCCGATACAGTTGGCGGAAGTGATTTAGCACGCATGTCGTCATATAATTGAAAGCTTTAGCCTTCTTACCGTTCTTACCGACATAGGTATGGTCGAACCTATCGACCTTTTGGAGCGCTATCAGCACGCCCTCTTGTAGGGCATCGTCACGATCAATTAGCTTGAAGCCAAATGCCCGTATGATGTTCTCTGATAGCTCGTAGAAGAAATTCGCCAACTCAGTTTGGAGACGATCATATTCGGCTTGATAGCTAGGGTCGCTACCCACCTTCCGCTTCGCCTCTTGGAAGAGAGCGATGGTCTCTTCGAGTTGAGAATTGATAATGTACTCATTTGCCATAGTCACCTTAGATTAGAATGTAGCCGGGAAAAATTATACAGAACAAACCATATAGTATATCTGCATTCCTTTTTGTTTTTTTGACGGAATTTTCTAAAAATTTCGTTCTAATATCATAAATGGACATCTCATCACTCTATGTCGAGCTTCTGAAGAACCCGATATCACTACAGACGTACCGTCAGCTTCAAGCACATTACGCTTCTCAGAATATGCAACATGAGGCAGATGCTTTTACTCTCTTATTACAAGAGTGTTTTAACGTACTACCAGACTGGGATCGGAAATCATCTCGTGACATCGCAAATCTCAATTCAAATGGTGATCCAGAACAATGAGGCGACTATCAGCCGCCTACTTGATTCGCTTGAGCCGCTCCACGCCCAAGTCATGGCCGCAAATGTCGGCTGTGCGGATCGCACAGCCGACATTTGCCGTGAGCGACAAGTACGTGTGTTTGAAATTACTAACCCGACCGACATGGGCCGAGTACGAAACAAGTTGATTTCGGCCTCTCGCCATGACTGGAATTTCTGGATCGAGCCATGGGAGGTATTAACAGATGCTCGTCCCGTCATTCGGGCCCTAGAGACACCGCCAGCCGCTTACCAATTCATGGTCTTGGGTGGTGAGGTAGCCACGTACGAGGTACGGTTATGGCATAAGGACCTTGGCTTGAAGTTCAAGAATCCTGTTTGTGAGCATCTTGATATCCAAGAGCAGGAGGTCAAGGACTTGAATTGCTCGATTTACAAGGACGGTAGCAAAGAGCTATCCTTAGAGGCTATTCAAGAGTGGCAGAAGGTACACCCGGCATCGCCTGAGCCGTATTACTACGAAGCTTTCTATCATCTGTCGCATCAGAATTGGGAGGCGTTCACGAACAAGGCTACGGTGTATCTGTTTGACCGTAATAACGCCACCCAATCTACGTTGATGATGAAGTATTACTTAGCGATAGTATTGTGTCATATTCAGCATGACGCCCGAGCGGCCATGAAGCAAATTGTTGAATGTTTGATCGTAAAACCGCTCAGCGCCGAGTGCTGGTGTTTGTTGGGTGATGTCTTCTACCATCTCTCCAGAGACTATAAGAAGGCTGTTCAGTTCTATAAGAATGCACTCCTCCTGGGGTCATGTCGTCTCAAAGAAGAGACAATGCCGATGGAGATAAGTAAGTACCAGGAGTACCCACGCAAGATGATTGCGGCCTGCAAATCTGTGCTAGAAAGCGGTTCAGAGGTGGTGGCGATCCCAACCGGTCACCGTTCTTCATCTGGGTGAGGTATGAAGTCGGAGGCTGCTTGGTAGCTGCGCTGTACCTCTCGTTGGTAGGCACCGATTTCTTCGTTGTTCTTTCGGAGCTTCTTTCGGCATTGTTCGAGCCTTGTCAGTAGCTCGTTTCTCTCTTTGCGTAGGGCGGCGTTTTTGATGTGGGTCTCTTCCAGACACCGTTTGAAGTCGTCTCGCTGCCGCCGAAGGGCATTCAGGGATAGATATTCGACGACTGAGTACATCTTGTGTACCTCAACGACCTCGCTGGACCAGCCTTCGTATTCGTGAAGTTTGGGGAAATGCCGATCACCTTCATGTCGGCCCTTCACCTTGGTGGCGATGACCTTGTGGACCAGCTTATGGTACAGGTAATAGCGGTAGATAGCCTCGCCACCGATGACGAATGGCTTGAACTTGTTCTTGACGGCGATCTCGATTGCAAAATTAGGATCGTCAGTCCACATTACGGCGTCCAGGAGCCTCTCTGGGGGGCTGTTTTTTTTGGGGGCTCTGGAGACCACAATGTTGAAACGATCCGGCAGAGGGCCTCCTGGGAGGCTCTCAAAGGTCTTCCGACCCATGATCACGGCGTGCCCTGTTGTGAGGTCCTGAAATCGCCTCATATCGGCGGGGATTCTCCAGGGCATGCGGCCATTGCAGCCGATGACTCGGCCTTCGTCATATGCTACCAGGATGGTTGCCATGGCAATCCTAGTTTGTTCGCAAGAAGAACGTAATGGCCGTTACGGCCACGGCTGTCGCCGTGATGATGGCATCAGTCAGGATCAGTCGGAAGCCCACGTCGTTCTTCCAGAAGTCTTTGACCCAGACGCCGAGAAGGCCGAAGAATCCGCCGAGGCAGACCCCGATGATAGATAGCCAGAAAGCGATGGTGTATAGATCGACCATCATGATTTTTCTCCTGTTGCGTTGTTTGGAATTTCAGAAGGTACACAGTAAAATTGGTCGTCCCAGAAGTAACGAAATGGCCCCGGCTTCCATTTTCCACGACCCCAATCCCATCGTGAAGCCTTGTTGAGGATCACGGGGTATACGGCCAAGTAGCCGCTTAGGTGACGCACCGAATCTTTTTCCTCGTTAGTAACAAAACGCTGGCCGTCAGGCAAATCAGGCTTATGCATCGTGCCGACTTGGATAATGACATAAGCGCCTTTGGGTTTGACATAGGCCGTCAAGATGCCGTCGATGCAGATGTTATCGGTGACACCCAATATCTGACGCTTAACTTTGCAGCCCCTGAGTTCGGCATCTAAGCACAACCTCTTGATCTCTTTCTTTGTGGTCTTGACCACTTGGGTGAATGCTGGGTCGGGCATGTTATACTTCCTTGTTTTCATACGCAAAGATCATGTGCTCTGGTAGCCCGTTTTGGCCCGAGAAGAAGATTCCTGGCGCAAACACTGTGCCTTTCTCCTCGACCACCTTTGCAGTTCGGCGTAAGAAGTTGGAGTCAGTACCGTCTATTTGCACCTCTTTTCTCCCCTTTGGTGACTCCATCCAATGGTTTGATGGTGTCGTACCTCGCCACAAGTGCAACGTCCAACCAGCCTTGAATTTCTTGAATAAAGCACGGAGATCAGGGTCAGAACGATATCGTTTACAATATCCGCAATAAGCTTTCGGTTTGAATCTCTCACATTTGTCAGGGTTGATGTTTGTAGCAATGATTGTGCGACATCGATCACAGATCACCGAACCTTTGCCGTCGTCGAATTTGAACATCTTTCGACCTCTCAAACGCCATTATTCATTGATGTGTTGCCCATTTTCCAATGCTGAGGCAGGCAAAGGCGCTTAGGTAGACGTGCCAATACTTGTAGATCACTTGCATTCCGGTTAGCTCAGGTTGGGCAACCCAACAGAAGAACGGAATCCAGAACGTCAGGAATCCAAGCAGTGCCATTATGAATCCAAAGGTCTTCATATCAGGTCCTTTTTCGCTTGTTCTAGGGCGTCGATAAGTTCGTTGATATTTCGCAGTGGACTGTCATACAGATCGATCTGGAGTTGTCGCTTATCACGAGAGACGGTTATGTCGCCAGGGTAGTCAATGACCATCTGGAATGTCTCTTTGTTTAACTCTTCGTCGATGTCTACCGACCACAACTCAGAGCGGCCTAAGGCGGCGAGACCCCACTTTTCCTCTCGCTTATACGACTTGGCTTTTGACTTCTTCCCTAGGTATTGGTAGTACATGTAGAACTCTTTGCACTTCCGCTCGTCTCGGATAAAGACGCCGATCCAGAAGCAGGCCAGCAGATGGATGCCACCTAAGACCCAGGTAATGGGGGTAGTGATCCATAGAACGATTGGTTTGGTTTTCATCCCTAAACCTCAACTTGGATGGCAATCTTAGGTTCTGGACAATACTCTTTGACCTCAAAATCATCTAATTCATACGATAGCATGCCTTTAGATTTGTGCAATATCAGTCTAGGCGAGTCTGGTGTTGGGCGGGACAGATACTCTTCTACGGCCTCGATCTGGTTGACGTAGATGTGAGAATCGACCGTTGTATGGACAAACTCGTATGGCTCGTATCCGGCCTGCTGGGCGAACATATAGGTTAGGGCACTGTAGAACTGGATATTGGCCGGAACGCCCACGGGGAAGTCACAGGAGCGTTGTGTGAGGTGTCCTGAAAGCTTCCCGCCATGTACAAACAACTGGAAAGTGAAATGGCATGGAGGGAGCCGCATCTTATCCATATCCTTCGGGTTCCAGAGCGAGAATAGGATACGCCGAGAGTCGGGGTTCTCTTTCAGTTCTTTGAGCATGTATTCGAGTTGATCGAAGCCGTCCTTGCCATATACGTTCTGGGCGTTACCATCACGCCATAGGCCCCTTGTTGCATTTCGCTGTTTCTCGAAATTCCAGTTTCGTGGGGTCGGGCCGTCACTATCGTTCCATATCGCAGCACCGCCGCCGTTGCCATTCCCGTAGTATCCACCAAAGTGTCTTAGTTGGAACCCATATACCGGCCCGAATGCGCCTGAAACGTATCCGTGCTTCTCCTCGAACTTCTCGTCAAGCCACGGCGTCCAGATATTAGAACCCAGGTCTTTCAGGTCCTTGTTGTTGGTGCTGCCTGAGAGAAACCATAGTAGTTCGCCAAAGATCGCCTTAGGCCACACTTTCCGCTTCGTCAGAAGCGGAAAGTGTTCATCGATGCGGTACCGTTTCTGCATTCCAAAGATAGCTAGTGTATCAACGCCGGTGCGGTTCTCTTTACGGACACCGTCTTCGAGTATTTCATGTAGGGCGTCGTCATAAGGTTGTAAGATATATGTCATTTTGGAAGTGTAGCCCCCAAAATTTCAAACCATATGATATAGGCAACTCCCATGCCGACCAGTTCCCACATTGCAACATGGACCATGCATTTAAGGTTATCGGGTATTTTTATACCCATCCTGCCATCGATGCGGCAAGCTAATCTAGGCGCAAAAACAACCCATAGCAAGAATAAAATCCAACCGTTCAAAATATCACTCCAGGTTCATTGATGATCACTGTTATTTTGTCCTCATATCGGGCGACAGCGAGTTGCGGCCTACCGACCTTGTGTAGTTTGTTGAGAACCTCTTCTAACTCATCGGCTTTGCAGTTGATCACATTCCAGTTATTCTGGTTCATTTCCTGAACTTCTTCTTCAGGAGACTTGATATCACGTTTTGAGAAGTACTTAGCGAGTCGGTTCTTATACTTAAAAAACTTGTCATAGACGGGCACATTGCACCCGCAGGACGGGTCGTTGAGAACTTTGAGGATATCTTCGTTGAGTTCTGGGAACAGTTTTCGGAAGCGTCCATCTGTGAGGATGGCATGCTTAATCTCCAAGCGGCTTAGTCTCGTCTTCTTCGCAGTCATCTTCGTAATCTCCATCTACTTCTTCAATGTTAAAGCTCACGCTCATCGTGAGTCGATCAATTATGGCTCGGGTTAGCCAAGATAACACGCTGATGGCGCAGCCAGACAGGATGAACGTGACGGGCATTGCCACAAGCCCATAAAGCCAGTGTATGTACGGGTTGGGAATCCAAGGCATCAGGTATGGGAAACCCAACAGCCCTACCCAGAACCCAGCACATTGATGACAATCTACGATCTCGGCGATGTCGTGGCCGAAGAGTTTGTACTTCATGTGATCCCGCCACCATTTACGGAAGCCGGTAGCGATGGTGCTATCAACGATGATGAATGTCATGCCGATAAGCCCGATAACGAAAAACAAAAACGCACAAACCATAAAATTACCTCCAGAAGGATAAATAGGCATACTCAGCATCTCTACTGATGCTGAAGTAGTCTGCGAACTCGTCGAGTTCGTTTAAGACTACTTCTAGGGTTCCAATGGGCACTTTGTGGTGCCGTGCTATGTGATAATCAATCGGCGAGACACCCACCTTTTCGCCAAAGTATTCTTCGAGAACGCTCATGTTGTCATCTAGTCGTTCCAGCAATTCAAATTCTGACTTTTGTGACAGAAATCGCATCGCAGGAATCCGTTGACCTAGGACCCACTGATTAAACAAATTTTCATGTTCAGGTAGGAGCCTTTGGAGTTTTTTGTCCATGAAGACCAATTCGGCAACATTATTGTTATGAATACGCATGACAATTTCCCCATCTTACTATTATCAGATAGTAAGCAAGATTAGAAAGAGGAGCGAATATGGCAGATGATGCATTCCGTCAGCAAAGAAAAAAGGAAAAGATAACCCCAGAGGAAATTGCAGGGGAGCCAAAGACTGAGCCAACTATCGGAGATAGTGGCATTGGGGATCGAGAAAAGCTTGAAAAGATGATGGCGATCCAAAAACAAGCGGGTGTTGATGTGCCAACCGATGTGCCGCCAGATGCGGCATTCTCGCACGGTCAGTCTCCTGAAGGGTTGCAGGTATCTGGTAATGTGCCGCCCATTTTTCAGAACAAATTGAAGGATCGGATCAACGAGGTTGATTCCGGCGCAGACCCAGCACCGTTTGGCGCAACGAGGCAAACATCTCCACAAGAGGCACCAATGATGCCTCCAGGGCAAGGTGGACGACCTCCGCTGAGGCCCGGCGAGATGGTAACAAGTGATCCAAGCCTAAATGCCCTTTTGACTGGTTTGAGCACACAGACTTACGAAGTAGTAACGCTGCCGTCCCGAGGCCGTTTTTACGATGGTGCAGATTCGCCGACAGATGGTGTTTTGCATATCCGACCGATGACCGGTCAAGAAGAGACAGTGTTGTCCACTGTTCGGTTTATGCGAGGTGGACGTGGGATCGAGATGATCTTCAAGGCATGTATCCAAGAGAAGAACATCAATACCGAAAAACTGCTCAGCCTTGACCGTACATTCCTCTTGATTTACTTGCGAGCTATTTCTTATGGTAACCTCTATGAAGTGAGTGTCAGGTGTCCAGAGTGTGATCATCAGTTTGATTACGACATCGACCTGAACTTGCCTATCGATTACTGTCCTGAGAACTTTACAAATAACGATCTGACAAGGACATTGCCCAAGTCCGGTTATCTGTTTAAGTACCGACTAATGACTGGTGACGATGAAACCCAGATTACTGCTTACCGAGATCGCCGAGCGAAGTTCTCAAATGCAATCGATGACTCATTCCTGTATAAGGCCGCTACCTTGGTCGAAGAAATCGGCAACAAGGAAGCTAAGATCACGAACCGCACCGCTATTCAGTCGTTGCTGGAGAGGTTGCCTGCTCAGGATGTGAACTATATCAGAAATACCGTTAATGAACCACCGTTTGGTGTGGATACCAAGGTTCAAGTGATATGCCCAGCATGCGCAAGAGACTTCCCGGTTGAATTACCGTATGAAGCCAATTTTTTCTTCCCACGGGAGAAGACCGAGATCGAGCTATAATGATGTACTCCAAGTGGTTGTGGGATGAAATGTTCTTCCTGGCATACCACTTGAGGCAAGACCTCATTAGAGTGAAAACCTGTCTCTCTCCCATCGAGCGGCGATACTTGATCGAAGCTTTCGTCGAGCAGCGGGAGAAGGAACATAAGGAACTCAATAAGAAGACATAGATACTCTTATGGCAGATAAAGAACGTAATCAGAACCTTGTTATTGGCGACAATGTTACGCTTCGTTTCTTCGTGTGGAATGAGGTTTTTGCCGATCCCCACGAAATGACCCAAGTAGATATTTATAAACTGCTCGACGAAGAGGTCACGGAAGACAATCCGCTAGGCAAACGACTGGTAGAGACTGTGGACGCTGCCGACATCGTCAAAGACGATGTCGGCAAGTACCACATCGAACTAGCACTTAGCGGACCACTCTATACACAGGGTCGGTACCAAGATGAATGGAATATCATCTTCGAGGATACCTATCCAGCCTCTTTGTCGCCCATGAATTTTGAGGTCGGCCCAGATAAGTGGTTTACGGATAGTCAGCCATTGGTGCATGACTTCAGTTTCTCATATCGACCCAATCGGATCGTGCAGGGGTCCAAGAAGTACATCGAAATCAAGGTAACTCCCGATGTACCTAGAGGTACAGATAAGCAGCGATATTACGAAAATATCGCTATCGGCGGCACCATCTACTTCTCGATGGAGCAGAAGTGTGGTGAGTGTCTGCCGCAGGAGCAAGACCTGCGAATCATTGTAGAAAACGAAGAAGTCACCAATAGAGACGGTTGTATGGCCTACTATCTCCTGGACACAAGGGAGTTAGATTGTGGACTTTATGACGTTTGGTTCACCTTGGAGATCGGTGAAAACATCTATGTGGGTGATAAGCAACCCTTACAGATATTTCACTAGGATCACTATGTCCCATTCAAATCAAGTTAAATTCTGCGATGCTGTCAAGTACATGTTTCCCCAGTACTTTGAGTCTAATAAGTTGGCGATAGACATCGGTTCGTTAGACGTGAATGGGAACAACAGGGGCCTGTTTGAGGGCCATTACGTTGGGATCGATGTTGCCGATGGCAAAAATGTAGACATCGTATGTACGGCCCATGAGGTGACTGACATCATCGATGGAACTGCCGATGTGGTCCTTTCCACGAATGCACTAGAGCACGATATGCACTATCCTAAGACGCTTGCTAAGATGGTAGCATTACTCAAGCCTAATGGCCTGATGTTCTTTTCCGTTGCCAATTCATGGGAGGAGCATGGCACAGAATCACATGATGCACACGAGTCTGGTACATCGCAACAAGACTCCGAGTGGAAGAACTACTACAAGAATCTCGATGAAAAGGATGTACGAGAAGCGATTGATCTCGACAAAGAGTTCTTAGTGTACCAGATGGGTGTCAATCAGCATGATCTGCAATTCTATGGGATCAAGAAGGCTTAAATCCATTTGGCCTGTCCCATTGTGCCTTGGCATAGATCGGGTCTGACCTTGCAAATACGAGTTTCCTGACCGGCGATCCAACCTGATCGATATGCTTCGGTCTCTTCGGCCCGTGGCTTTCCCTTTAGACCATCTTCATAGCCTCGGTTGTGATCCTTGCTGCGGAACAGTTTGCGAAGCGTTCCCTCTTGTACCTGGATGTCAAATTCATAGAAGTTCATGCTCTATCTAGTCTGCGCAAAACAAAACCCACCCCCGGCAAAGCCGGGGGTGGGTTTTTACTGCGATCCACACCGACTAGTACTTATGCGCACACACGTGGCAGAAGTTAGCCTGGGGTGGTTTTCGTTTGGCACCACAGTTCGGGCAATAGCCCGAACTTTCGCTAGGGTTTGCGGAGGCGACCTCCTCCACCCTCTCTTCATCCTGGTATCCTTTGAGGTATACCTTGATGGCGGTGAATTGTTCTTCCAGATCGACTTCGACCTTGCGGAATGTCTGGCTGGAGTGGCTTCCTTCTACGGTAACACCAGCGGTAACTTCCCGCTTCTTTGCACGGCTACGGACCATCCGTAAGGCTTGCGGTGCCGCTTCATTCAGCGATATTTTGCCCATGTCGGCATTGTCAGAGCAACATTCCATTTTTGGCTCATTGCTATTGCTGAAACCGAACTCCGTTGTGTCGTCCGTTCTTGACCCCTTAACAGGTCCACCTAGAGTTGCATCACCAAAGCACGGGTAGACCCAATCATCTCGGCGACGACGCCATGGTGGACGATCACGCCAGTGATCGTGATGGTGGTGGTGTACTTCTTTGACCACCGGTTGCTCTTTCTCAAGGTAAAACCTAGCCTCGATCACACCATTGAGTCGCTCTTTGTTGTCTGGGTCCTTACCGAAGTCTTGTGCGTCGGCGGAATCCGGGGCCACGAAGAGGAATTTTGTGGGTGAGTAGCTGTTTCGCTCGATGTCGACAAAGCCATTGGGCTGTAGCACATAGCCGCTTTTGCTTTGTTCTTCGCCATCGATGTACAGTCTGACGACTGCACGTTGGCTGCGATGTTTGTTCCGAAATCGCAAGGCGTATTCAGAACCGAAGGGAAGCTCGACGGTGTTATCACCGAGTTCTTTTTGGACTTTGCCGTTTACCAGGATGGAAACGACGAAACGTTGGCTGTATGCCATCATATCAACTCTCCTTTAGCTACACGTCTAAGACGTGGTTCGGCGTACCCTCAACCTCATTGGGCAGTGTTTGGTTTGGGGCCCGAGTCTGGACCCCGAGGTGTTTTCGCCTATAATATCTATCGGTACTGGAGTAAAGCGACTTTACAAAAACACAAAAAAACCTTTTGGGAGGGGGGTTTTTGCCTATTTATGCCTTGATTCCCACTTGACGGAAAAAGGGGGGCACCTTACAATGAACATATTACCGAGCGGCCCAGACAATCAGTCCTCACAACAACAGGAACATCACCCACCCCCAGAAGAGGAAGAATCGGTGCCAATCGCCACGACGGAGAAATCCAATCCTACACGCCAAGAGACTACTATTCGCTTCACATTATTGGACACCATGCCCGCCGACCAGGGCCAATCAAACGTCCGTGATGAAGAACGAGTTGGGCAGAGCGAAGAGGGGTAGGAGGCCGGTCCCCAGCCAGTCTCGATACCTCAGTTGGTAGTCGAACCTCTTTTTCACAAGTGTCCGCTTGACAAATCCCAACCAAGGGTGGCGGTCCTTCTTCCAGCAAACTAGTGGCTCTTTGCCGCTGCGCCGGGCGTCTTCTTCGGCCTGAGATAGGAACTCGTCCAAAGCCGCTACAGGGCCTTGTGTGGCTGCGTAGAGGTCGATATCGTTGTAGCCGTTTTTGCATTCGATGGTAAATCGAAATCCTGGTGGGCATACAATATCGCCAATGTAATCTCGTGTCACGCACTCGATCTGAGCCCACCGATTACCACTACCGACAACCCTAGAAAATGTGTGGGTCTGGAATCGTTCATTGAAGAGCTTCACTAGGGCAAGTTCACCACGCTTACCTTTGTGCTTGGAGTTCTTCTTCTTACGGCGTTGGTTATCCGCAAGAACATCGTCGACATCGTAGCCGTCAAAATCCATAATTCTCCCTCATATATTAGAGGGAGTAGTCAGATTAAATGGCAGCTTTCCTTGCATTATCCAGGACGAGGTTCTCGCCTCGGAGGCTGTTGGCGATGTCTCGGAGCGAAGAGACCACGTCTTTGAACTCATTGGGACCAAGAGAGTCCTCTCGGATAAGCTCGTCCACCGTGGTTTCAATGTCCGCTAGTTCCTGACGCAGTTCTCGAAGTGCCTCATGGTACAGTTCTACGTCGACTGTATCGAGGGTTTCGTCTGAATTACCTACGGTCATGTGTGATGTCCTTATGTCAATGTAATCGTCCTCGTCCCAGGCGTCCTTGTCACTCCGAGCACACCACAGGTCGTACTCGGCTTTGTTGTCCGCATCTGGCGGCTCAGAGCCCTCTCCGTTAGGCTCAAAGGGGACGTTCAGATTTTCCTTGGGTGGTTGTATGGGGACCACTTTGTGATCGGTATCTGTAGTTTCGATGAAGCACAGCCATGTTTCTCGGGCATCCTTGAGGAGGCCAGACATGGAGTGGGCTTTGCCTTGTATGGAACGGTCGCACCATCCGTAGTGGCCTTGAAGTGCTTTGGCCCATTCATCATAGTCGTCGTCGTCGAGGATGGCATTGGTCGCTGTTGGGTCGGGAATTGCCGCCCGAAGGTATGACCTTTCGATATCTTGGGAGGGCCCGCAGACGACCCGGCCCTTATCTGACCAGTTTCCACGGGGTTCAGAGGCGGTCACCAGGAACTTGTGCATGAAGGGGTAACAGTCCTTCGGGAAGTGGTCGATACTGGTAAGTTCGGCGGTATCCTGATTGGTCTGGGCGGTCTGGATGTGCGCTTCCCACGATTCATGGGCTTGTTGGAGAATATCGGTGAGGTTGATCAGGAGGTTGTTACGGTACCGAGGCTTCCAATAAAATTCGGTTTGAAGCGTTTGGGCCCACTTGATGTAATCCATCTTGGAGGTGATCTTGGCGGCGACCCGCTGGTTCTTGAGGACCCAGGTCTCAGCCGGATCGGGAGCCTTCATTTCTTTAGCAGCGACTGCAAGATCAGAATCGGAGCCAGGAGCACAAGGCTTACTACACCCAAGGACGCAGGTTGAGTACATGATGTACTTTCGCATGTACTTGTAGCAGTCTTCGGGCCAATCATGGACCTGCGTGAGGGCATACAATCCAGGGACGCTCTGGGTTGATTGGGAGTTTTTTTTTGACTCGTCTACGGTCTCAGTAGACGTTTTATTGGTCGTTTTGATTCCGGTAGGCGTGGCAGGCTTGGTGGCAGGCTTTTTCGGTATGGCCGCAGGATCAATATCTTTGGGAATCCCAGCGTCGACCTCATGGTTGTTGTAGTTGAGGTTCGTGATGACCCGAACCGCCTTGGGTTTGTCTTGATTTTCGACAAGGGCCGGGCGCTCACGTTCAGAGGTCGTATCATGACGCCGGGTCCGGTTGACCTTGAACTTCCGAATGGCAAATTCGCCGTTGGTCTTGTACATCAGCAACCAGATGTACATCGCCGGAAATTCCAAGATGGGCGTGTTCGCCTTCACGAACCGCTTGAGGCCGGTGACGGCTTCGACGCCATCCCGGAAGATTCGCTTATCGGACACGACATATATCTGGCCGAGGGTCTCCCTCATGTCGATAACATGAAGGGGTCGGTCACGATCTCGGAACAACCAGAGGGCTCGGGTATCATCGGCCCACCGCTCCCCGATGGCTACTGCCATGGCTCCGTAGTTGATACGAGCAAAGATATCCATCAGCCCCAAGACCTTGTGCGACCACTCCGGAATCTCTTCATCCTTGCAGTCTTTGATCAGCTTATCTGAGGTGCTTTTAAGCCCGCCAAGTTGGGACTTGAGAAATTCGGTTGGGTATTGGTACCCTCGCTCCATGATACGAAGCAAAATCTCGCTATCACAATCGCTCATGACATCATATTTGTCACGCAGCACGTCGAACTCGGGAACATTACCGTTGTGGACCAGCGCCGAGAGACTATCTTTCGAGACAAACGGATGATTGTTGCGGTTCTTGTTTTCAGAACCCTTGGTTGATGACCGACGACAGTGTGATATGAGCAGGTTGATATCTTTGTTTTCCCATGCCTCCCATGGTTCGCCTTTTACGAAGAGGCTAGACTTCTTAGGCTCTTTCGAGAAGAAGACCCTGCCCTCTTTATCGTTCCGATCATTTGTGGCCCAGTACCCTGAGGCGTCATCACCCCGGAGTTCGGTCCGAACAAGTAATGATGTCGTTAGATCGAAACAGGCTTGGTTATCTGTCGGTTTACCAATGAACCCAACGATGCCGCACATGTTAGTTACCTCGCCATAGGACTTAGAAGTCTGCTACAGTTGTAAGATTTACGGATAAAAAAGGCAATAGAGATTATTCTTGCGACTCAGGTTTTGCCTCGGCGGTTGCCGCCAAATCATTCACGGGCTCTTCTGATTCCCCTGAAGCTTGTTGTAAGTCTTCCACTGCGGTTGATATGATCTGTTTGAGGTCCTCATTTGAATCGATGGCGAGCTTTAAGGCAACCCCAATTCGTTGGAGAGACTGAAGAGTAGCCAATTCGGTGTCGGGCCACTTGGCGCTAAGGACCGGCTGGATGTTATCTACGATGCCCTCGGCGGAAGTAATGAGGGCTTTGTTACCTAAATTGGCGGCATCGTTATCCAGGTTTTGCAAAGATGAGAGGATATCGCCAACTTTCTCCCCTAAATGTGAGCGTGTCTCGTTGAGCACGAATGTTTTGAATCTATCAACTACCATGATGCTATGTATCTTTCTGACTTGAAAATTGCTTAGCTACTGATATGATATGGCCCTATAGGTCGCCAAGTATTTTTTTGACTTCAGCTACCGGGACAATCCCAGTCTTCGGGATGCCATCCTCATTCAGCCAAACGCCTTTGTAGTGGGCGGCGTTACCAGATTCTTGTAGGTATGCCATCACGGTTTTACCTAGCCTGTTGATCTTAACGGTTTTTCCCACATAGGGGTCGTTCTTTTTTGTCATTGTTACCTTCATCTTTTGGTCTTGGTCTTCTAAGGATGATGGCAAATTCGCCATCACCCGTATAGCATACGTCGAAAATCTCCCAATTCGTCTTGGTTTCAAGCTCGTTGAGAGAAATCGTCAGTTTGCCAGATTGGCAGACGATATGTTTCCACTCGTATCTACCTTTGCCCATCATAGAACCTCATCGGGGCCATACCATTCATCTGGGGCCGATGGTATGCTCAATGGTTTGATCCGGCCAGACCGAACCGCTTTCAACAGCGTACGCAAATCCTCTCCCTTGAAGATCATCTCATACTTGATGGCGATCTGTTCGATGGAGTCGTTGGTGAAAATCGTCGGGGCCGACTCGGTCAATATCTGGAGGACACGCTCCTTAGCGTGGATGCCCATAAATTCCTTTACCCGAGTCGCTACCTCCTCAGCCAAAGCGTCCAACTCTTCCGGAGTGAGTTCCGTAGTCATACCTTTGTCTCCTTAGATCAATTCACAGCTACCACCGGCACACGCCACTTCTTCGAGTGGTTTCGTGTTATCTTCGGTTTCGACAAGCTCTGTATAGTCTACATCGACATAACTTCTTCGTAAATCCAACCATTTTTTCCAGTTGTTGACTTCCTTGATGAGATAGGTAGCCTTTCTGACATCCCCATCACAATACCGGCCAGCAAATTGTTCGACTCTGCGACACCAATCTTCTTTACGTTCTTGGTCGGAATCGGTTTCGCCATGCATCAAATGCCCATTCAGCCCTAAGGCGGCATCGCATGCGGCCCAGAGGTTGTTCTGGAATGCTGCTAGGCCGTCTACAACAAGTCCACTTGCCAGGAGAGCGCCGTCACCATACATGCTGAGAATTTCACGGGGAGTATGGATATTCGTCATCGGGGCTTGGGGGTAATCCAGGTCGCCCGAGGCGGGCAAGAGGCTGACCCCAGCAAACCATTTGCGGTTTTTGTAAATAAAATCAGCCACATCGCCCCATTCGTCGGGGCGGACGTTGATCGTATTACTGACATTATGTGTTAGCCATTCCTGGGTGCAAAGCTCTTTGCGTTTTCCTGCTGTGACCCAATTCTGTTGGGTTGTCTTAACATCTTCAAGTAACTCAATAGCTGATACGTCATTCTTGGTCTTAGCGCCATCAGGGACCTCAACGCAGAATGTAACGATCTCATCAGTATCATTTGCACTCCATACACTCTTCTCGCATGCTTGCGGGTTGTATTTTTTGAAGTGCTGGAAAACCTCTTCTAATTGATTGGCTTGTACCCGTCGTGCATATCGACGAGCATGGTGAGGATGAACACCGCTTGCTGATCCTAGAATACAGGATGCAGTACCAGACGGCTTTATGCATGTACATCTTGCCGCTGGGTTGATACCAATCAACTGGGCGAGCCAACTATTCGTATCAATTACAAGTTGCGCCATCTCACGTTGCAACTTGGGATCAAACGTGACGTGGGGGTTATCTTGCATCCCGGTCACAGAAACACCAAGTAACGATTCTTTCTTCACGATCTCTTCTGTGACTGGTCCTAGATATGAAAGATTCGTATAACCAGCCTGTAGTGTGCCCAAAATGGCTGCGGCTCGTGCGGCTAAGGCGAAATCTTCTCTACACTTTACCTTCTTGCCATTGATCTCTGATAGATTACATGCCTGCCATCCCGACTCTTTTGTCTTCCAGTGTACCGGCCATCCGCCAATTTCGACACATGGGTTCGGTAACTGTTCTGTTGAGTCGCTCCAATAGAAGCCGGGTTCGCCAAATTGCTTGACGGAATCGATGAGTGAGAGGAACTCTGCTTTGGTGACTTTATCACGGATCAACATCGTTGAGTTGTTGGATCGTCCTCGTTGTGGGTTCTCTCGGAACCAGTTGCCAGTCTTGGCCTTAATCATCTCTTCGTCATCGAGTGAAAAGATACACAAACTCGCCGAGCGTCGTACGCCGCCTGAAAGGACGGCGTCCGACGCATGCATAGCAATGTCATAAGCATCAATAGAATGAAGGCGACTTTGTGTCTGGGTCCGGTTTTGCAAGAGACTGCGGATGATCTCAAGCGATCTTCGTAGTGGTTCGGGCCCAGGAGCTTTGCCGCTACATGATGAAAGCGAAGAGCCTTCGAGACGTATCTCTGAGTAATCAAACTCGACATTAGAGCAGGCGTATTCCGGAAAGTCGGGGTTGGGTAAAAAGCTTGCCAAGAGGACACCAACTGCGTCGGCCCAACCTTCAATCGAGTCAGGAATGACAAACTTCTTCTTTTTCTTCCTGCCTTTGGGGATATCGAACGGCGGTAGTTTGGCGATATGATGTTTCTGTACAGAGAAGCCAACCCCACAGCCGCACAACAGCAACCAGAAGTATTCCTGAAAGAATCGGATGCGGTCGCAAAACGACATCGTGCAGTTGTATTGGCGGGCGTTGCATTTCTCTACCGTCTTGCCACCAAACTGAAGTGCTCTTTGAGAACCGAGAACCCTCTTCTCTTTCATCAGGGGTCTTACCCATTCGATTTCTTCGGCTGCTTTTGGATATCGCCGTAGATGCATATCCATCACACGATCCACAGCTTCATTCCATGTTTCTCTTCGATTCTTTCCCGAGTTGTATCTTGCGTATTTCGAGTAGTATGTATATTCTTGCAATGCTCTTATCGACATTCCTTCTCCCTCTATTCCTTTGTGATCCATTTCAAAACGTAGAGATATGTAACTAGCTATTCCTCTTTTTTGGCGCTTATTATATCGTTAATTTTCAGTTAATATGGTAATACAGAAACGGCTTAAAACCGGTCTATTGAAGCCTTGTAGTGAAGCCATTTTCCTTTTGAACAATAACTGTGTTGACGCCTTCAAGCATCTGGTTGAGATGCACATTATGCGTGATAACGAAGACCTGTTTTTCTTCTGAAAGGGCACAGATCATTCGATAGATGCTCTTGATTCCTCGTTGGTCGATGCTGTCAGAAATTTCATCAAGAAATACGACCGAGGGCCACGTCCCGCTTGATAACATCATGACGTGAGCAAAGGCTTGAGAGATCGCTAAGTTGATACGTTTGCGTTCGCCGCCACACGTGGTGAAGTAATCAGTTTCGCCTGTGGGCGGATTGGATGTAATCGTCACATGAAGATGCTTGTCAAAGGTGACAAGCATCTTCCCGTTGATAAGGAACTCCATCCAATATGCAATGCGTGCGTTCAGTGCCGGAACGATTCCTTCGATTATGAAGGATCGGATACCTTCTGGGCCGAATACTTTGACGTAGTATTGGTAGTAGGGAATCAGTTCTTCTGTCTCTTTAATCTTTGCTTTCTGGATTCCTTTCCTTTTGACGATCTTAGCCAAATCGCTTCTGGTTCCTTCTAGGATTTCCAAGTAAGGTCCGCCTTTGGTAAGCTCCTTATTCTTGGTCTCTATGAGCTTTTTCGCCTGTGTTATCTTTTCGCCGAGCACCAGTTCTTTGCTGGTGAGGTCTGGGCGGGAGATCATCTGGAACTTGGTAAGCTGCGACTTTCCCTCTTGGATACTCTCCTTAATGTGGCTGAGCTTTTGCTCAGCCACATTCTTGAGTTGGTCCAGCTTGTTGAGTGTTTTTTCGTATTTTCCGATCTCTAGTTGCGTGACTTTCTTCTTCGCATCGGCGGCTTCGATTTTGGGGACGACGGCCCTCTTTTTGTTGGTGTGCAATTGAAGCACGTGCTTGTAGTGTTGTTTATCAATCATTCCGTAACAGTGTGGGCATTTAGCGCCAACTGGTAAGTCTGTGAGCTTCTTAATTTCTCGGTCTGTCTTGACTTGATCTTTGTTGTAATCTGTTATCTCACGTTCGACAGATGTGACCTGAAGACGTAGTTCATGAATCTTTTGGCTGATCTTATTGTAGTGTTCTTGTGTTTGTTGCAATGCGTTTGTAAGTTTGGCTTCGTTTTCATCTTTTTGGACCAACACATCTTGTGTAATAAGAATCTTTTCCTGAGCGGTTTCATATTCGAGTAGGGCAGCGCCGAGATCGGTGTTCGCCATCTGATTCTCTATCTCTACGAGATACTGCTTGGCCTCTACGATATCTTGTTCACAAGAGATAACCCAGTCTTCATGCCGTTTCTCGATTTGGGAGATTCGTTTCAAGCTAGTGCCTTCTGCGTCTTTGATCTCTTCATAACCGGTGATCTGCTCTTTCAGGTTTGCTTTGAGGTCTTTAACTTTGTTCTTCGCCGTATCCAGATACTCGTTGTAGATTTCGAGTGACAAAAGGCTTTCGGCGATTGCCCGTTGCTCTTTGGGTTCGCATTCCAGGAAGTTGTAATCGTTATGTTGGCCGAAGCAGACTACGTTTACGAAAGCTTTGTGATTCATACCCAGAATAGATTCTTCGATATGTGTTTGGGTAGCCGGTTGTCCGCCTATCGTCATCTCGTTGTTGCCTTCTTCGGAGGCATCGATCCATGGCGGGCCACCATGCCATAGTCTGATTTTGTCAGGCTTACGAGTTCGCAAGATACGGTAACGAGTGGTGCCGATGGTAAAGATGACTTCAACCTCAAGCTTCTTTTTGATTTGATTGTGGATGGCGGTATTGTGGGTGACCTTCTTCCTGATGGTGTTCCCATACAAACCATAGACGATCATCTCGGCGAGTGTACTCTTACCTGAGGCGTTTGAGTGGTACTCGTTACCAGATTCGCTGTAGTCTTCTTCATCGTCATGTAGATCAAGATTGCGGCCTTGGATTCGGATGATATTCCCAAACCCGTCAAAGTTGATTTCAAGCCCTTCTTCTCCTACACATAGAAAGTTTTTGGCTCGGACATATTCGATTTTCATGCGTTAAGGTTCTGCTCAATGTTATTGATTAGGTCTTCCCAGTAGCCAAGATGATCGTGACCTTCTCTAAGAAGGGTCCGTCCGTCGTCTGGCGTGGAGTCTAGGCCGACAAACTTGCTCCGAATACGGCCTAAGATTATCTTCGATTGACATAGACTTCCGTATCGCAGCAGTCGCTCATACGTCTCTTTGTGTTCTTGCCAATCGATCTGTTCATTCAGCCTCTTCTCGGTGACTTCGATTGCCAAGTCTATCTGTTTATCATCAAGCTCGATCTCGACGACTGGTGCGCCTAGCATGAGCATGATGTAGTCTTTGAGTTCTTGGTTGTTTGTATCCATCATTAAGTACCCTTTCTTTGTTACACCGATTGGCTTCCAATTCCCTACGATAGTGTTCATGGTGGTCTTCCTATTCGATTTGGCTTTCTTCACAAATGCTTTTTCCGATTTCCAGTAACTTATCAAAGTCAAGTTCTTCTGGAATCTTTTGGGCTCTGAGATATTGTTCTAACATCTCTTCACGGTCCTTCATGAGCATGTTTTCTACATCCTCAATCTTTGCCTTTATTTCGTGATCATCTTGGCCTTTGGGCGAAGCAAATTCGACTGTCAAAACTTCTCGTTCTTCGACCAAATTTTTCTTGAGATCAACAAGGTTCGTTGCAGAGATATCTTTGGGTTCTAGCTTGACGAACGTATTCTTGAGATCGTAGTAGTCAAGCTCTTCTTCTTTCAGGATCAGATGACGTGGCGAGAAGGTATTGATGATATAATCAGTCTCTAACGTCTCTGGGTCTAGGGTCAATAGATGCTTCTGTTGGAAAGCTTCGGCAAAGTTGATCTGAAGAGGTGATCCAACATACTCAATATGGCCGATGCGTTGTTCGCCATGATAGTGACCTAAGAAGACACGTTCCCATGCGGTGAACTTCTTAGCATCCATCTTGACCATATCGCCATCGTACTCAACAGATACATCTGCTTGTATTTTGTAGAGTGTGTTCAATTCTGCGCCATCCAACGCACTGTGACCACATAAAACCCGAGAACGTGTGCCAGCAAAACCTTCTAATGATTTCAGAGGGTTAAGAGCAAACGGTAAGAAGTCGATGTCCAAACCTTCGATGTTGATGGTTTCACATCTGTTGATGATATGGACGCCGGGTACAGAGCCTAGAGGGTAGACGCTGCTGACATCTCGTTTGTCGGCGAACCACATATCGTGATTACCGATTAGCAGATAGAGATCGAGCGATTCGCCCTCAACGTATTCTTTGATGATTTCATACGTTCGCTGATAAGGGAGTACCTGAATCCGCTCTCGATCCTGGAACAGATCGCCGAGAAAGATGACGCTCTTGATCCCCTCTTTCAGCGCAGTCCGGAAGACCCATTTGAACGCATCGAGACAATCTTGTAGACGATACAAGCTGTGTTTGTGTGGATGGACATGTAAGTCCCCCGTCAATAAGATTTTAGCCAACTATGCTCCTAAGCCTAAACCGGGAGGAGGTCCCGCAGGTGGGGCCGCACCGGGTGCGGGTCCACCAAGAGGTCCAGGTGGTCCAGGAGGTGCGCCAGGTGGTGGTGGAGCACCCGGAGGTGCGCCAGGTGGCGGTGCGCCTGGTCCAGCAGGAGCCTGTTGAGCAGGAGTTTCTCCCTCTTTATTACTATCGGCAATAGGCTTGCCTGACACTAGTTTTTCTAGCAAAGACCAGACATCTTTTGCCGTCAGTTGTTCGGGCTCAGCTTGTTGGCCTGGAGCACCTCCAGGAGCCGGTGGGCCACCAAGTCCTGGTGGGCCACCCAAGCCAGGAGGTCCGCCCATACCGCCACCCATCGGTGGAGGAGGAGGTCCGCCCATACCGCCAGGAGGAGGCGGGGGGGGTGCGCCTGCCATACCACCCGGAGGTGGTGGAGGAGGTCCGCCCAATGGCTGCTCGGTCAAGAAAAAGAACTCTGTAAATCTCATGATACGGTATATAGGAATAATTTTCTGATCTTCTAGCGAACATTTTGGGAACCTGGAGCGTCTAGTTAAATATGTTCTGCTTGTCTAAAGGACGAAGACCCAGTAGAACAGCCTCGTCGCCGCAATCGGCGAGGTCAGTACAATACACCCCGGCGTTCCAGAGGGATGTCGGGAAATAATGAGGAATACCATGAGAAACCTACTGTCCAGCTTGTTTAGTCTTTTATCATCCTCGCTCTATAGCGATGGTCGAGGAGGGCCTGTCTAAGCATATTGGACATAACGGGGAACAAAAAACCCCATCGGCCCTTCTGGAAGGGCCGATGGGGTTTTTTTTATTGGTGCGGTAGCTCAGCAAGGTAGAGCACTTGGTTGAAGCCCAGGGTGTCGGTGGTTCAATTCCGCCCCGTACCACTTGCGTTTGATCTTTGACAATTTGGTAACTCAGTGATCTTCGTGCCAATCCAGGGCGCACGCAAGTGCGTCCTATTGGGAGGTGCTCCACACGGGTGTCTGTAAAACACTTGGCCTTGTTATGTCGTGGTGGTCGCCAAAAGGTTCAATTCCTTCACTTCCCACTTAGGGAGTACTGGGCATAGGTGAGCCCACCTGACTGTAAATCAGACGCCATCGGCTGTGGCGGTTCAATTCCGTCTGCTCCCACTAGATGTTTGACGATTGGTACTTACTCGTCTGAATCGGCTTGCACTGGCATGCCGGTGTATTGGGCGAACTCTTCATCTGACATACGATCACCTATTTTGGTCGGATTATATCCGAGGGCTTTCATACGAAACATATGAGCTTCGACATCGTCTGTGGTGGCTCGGGTCATGTCGTCCCAAGTAATGGTTTTCAGTTCAGGGGATTCATTGGCGTTCATCACTTCACCACCGAAATCATCTGCCGCATTGGCAATTTGGTAATCAGGAGGAGTTGTGTCGCCTAGAGATCGTTCATCATCCGGCTCCGAGACCGGAGGATTTTCAAGTTGGTCTGAGAAATCATGAAAGTTTAGCATGAGGTATATACGGGGTGGTACGCAAAAGGCAAAGCGACATGACTTAAAATTATGTGATTCTGTGGGTTCGACTCCCACCCGCCCTACTACGGAAGCGAGGCAAATAATGGTTCGTTGCGGCACTTTGCTAAAGTGTTCCGGTGAAATAGTCCGGTGCTAGGTTCAATTCCTGCCGCTTCCGCTTATTTTGGAGAGTAATGCAGTTGGCTTGCTAAGCGATCTCGAAAATCGTCGCCGTGAAATACCGGTCGGTTGGGTTCGATTCCCCCACTCTCCGCTTACAACTTATAGAGAGTATGGCAGTTGGCTTGCCAAGCAGTTTGGAAGACTGTAGCCGTGAAATACCGGTCGGTTGGGTTCAATTCCCCCACTCTCTGCTTACGGAAGGTATCCGAATGGTGAGGAAGATGGTTGCTAACCATCCGCTGCTATACGCAGTTGCGGGTTCGAGTCCCGTGCCTTCCGCTTACAGAGGGTATGACAGTTGGCTTGTCGAGCAGTCTTGAAAACTGTAGCCGTGGAATACCGGTCGTGGGTTCGATTCCCTCACCCTCTGCTATAGATAAGGCATGTACGAAAAGGAACAAAAGCTACTGAAACATTACAACAAACACCTGAGTTACTCTTCAACTGCTGGTGGTTTTGCATTAAGTACTCTGGAGATATCGCTGACAACTGGTAGTCTGTTGGATTTGGGGTGTGGCGATGGTCGATTGTCGGGTGCTGTGCCGGAAGGGATTGAGTACCTGGGTGTTGATTTCTCATCTGGTCGTATTGAGAAGGCCAAAAAGAATCACCCTGATAGGGCGTTCGTTTGTCAAGATGCATACGAGTTCTTAGAGGGCGATGATGGGAAGTACGACTTCATAGCGTGCTTTGAGTTCCTAGAACATCTTGTGGAGCCTAAGCGAGTGTTGGAATTGGCGAAGGTGAGGTTGAACGACGGTGGTATGATCTTTGGTTCCGTCCCGGTTAAGATGGGATATGTCGCACACTTACAAGTTTTCGAGGATGCAGAAGACCTCAAGGAGAAGCTAGACCCAGATTTTTGGGTGGAGAAGAACAAGCATTTTTGGTGCAAGTGGAATCCTGGTTAGCAAGCCAGTTGGAAGCCGGTCGCCCGAAAGCTGTCTTTTCCGCTTACGGAAGTGACCCGGCTGGATGAGGAGCCAATCTTGAAAATTGGTGGGTGTAACAAGCCTTGTGGGTTCGAGTCCCACCGCTTCCGCTTGGAGGAAAATGGAGACATTAGACGACAATAAGAAAGCGTTGATTGATTTGATCACGTGGTATCGTGACGAGTGGCACAAGTGTGATGTCGCTCATACGGAGATGATCGAAAAGATTAAGGAGACAGATGATCCAAAGCTGCTGGAGCTTTATTGGCAGGTTACAGATGGTTGGTTGGATTACTAATGGCCTCGTGACGGAAAGGTAGACGTGCGACGTTGAGGGCGTCGTGTCCGAGAGGGCGTGCTGGTTCAAGTCCAGTCGAGGCCACTTATGGCGGTGTGGTGGAATGGTAGACACGCAAGTCTCAAAAACTTGTGCTCGAAAGGGCGTGTCGGTTCGACTCCGACCACCGCTACTTGGCGAGGTAGCCCAACTGGTAGCAGGCGGTAGTTTCAAACACTACAGGTTGCGGGTTCGAGTCCCGTTCTCGCCACTTTATGCCGAGGTAGCCCAATTGGTAGCAGGCGCATGATTTAGGATCATGATGTTGCGGGTTCGAGTCCCGCTCTCGGTACTTTAGTCGATATTGACTGGTAAGCCTCTCTTACGTGCGAGATTTTTGATCCCATCGATAATGGTAGCGTTATCGGTTGCCACCATAACTTTAGTGCCGTCTTGGTCGGCGTGAATACTGTGTTTTTGGTTATATGCTGCAAATTTGGCAGCTAATGCTTCGTCTGGGAAAGTGATGACAATAGTTCGTTCCTGGCTGGGGTAACCTCGGCCAATTTGTGGGATATTGCGTCGGGCTTCTAGCCATTGTTGAAAAGTTGGTCTCATTGGTGCCTCCGATAATGAGATATATACGGTATTGATATACGAAATTTATGGCCTTGTGTCGGAATAGGTAGACGAGCCACGCTCAGAACGTGGTGGGCGCAAGCCCGTGCTGGTTCAAGTCCAGTCAAGGCCACTTGCCGGGGTAGCCCAATGGCAGAGGCGTGTGGTTCAGGACCACAAGGTTGAGAGTTCGAGTCTCTCCCCCGGTACTTGTTAGAGAGTTGTAGCAGGTTGTCTTGGTTGCAGGGTAGCCTGCGGCGCAGGTCGAAGCGATGGCCGACTTGGTTCTACCCGATGTGGCTGTCTCAAACCCATCTGAGGTTTGTCTGGTGGGGGTGAAACGGTATAGCCTTCGTCTTCTAACTCTTTCGTTTTAGATTCAACAGTTTGCCCAGGTTGCAGTTCGACACGGGCCCCTGTAGCTGTGGGTGTTGGGCTCTGTGTAAATACGGTCGTTCCATTCATGAGTCGATGAACATATAGTGTCCCCTTTTGTCCAGCTTGTTTGGCCCCGATCCGGTCAGTAGAGGTATAGGTAATTTCTGGAGAGGGTTCTGCTTCCCTTTCAGAAATCAACTGTTTATCTTTGTTCTCGGCCCATTTGGCAAAAGTAGTCATTGTTGTCTCCTCGTTTTACTATCTATGACGTACGAGGAGCGTTTTGACGAAATGTATACTGCTTAGTTGTCTGTACTGTCGCACCGCTGGTGAGGAAAGTCCCGACATCATCGCTTAAGGAAGGAGAGCGTAGCTCATTTGCACTTCCGAGGATGCAACGCAAACAGGTTGAGGGGGTGAGCGACCCTATGAGACCGGGTAGCGGCCAAAAGATAAATGACAGTCTTGAACAGAATCGGGCTTACGGGACGACTATGTAGATGTAAGAAGGCCCCATTTGTCCTCGAAAGACCTGTAATCTGAAAGTTTGAATCCGGGTCTTAGGAGGTCGTTTTGCTCGACAAGCTCTTCTGCAGGAACGAAGTAATGGGAGTTGCCTTGTGGCGATAAGATTCTCAAAGCCAGAATATCGAAATCGCCCACAACGTATCGCCTCTTGTTGGCTTTCTTCTTGCTGCGAATGTCGACCCGTTTTGTATAAGTCGTCGACTTACATTGGGCTTTCAGATCGTTGATTCGTAAGTCAAATGGCAAACCTTTGCCATGCGGGTCCTCACATGACCAGTTTTGCAGTTGGCACTTTTTTTTGAGTTCATCTTCCCAAACCCAGCCGCTGATTCCGGTAGTAATACGAACATAGGCATCAGGTCGCTGGATGGCAGTATGGAACTCATCTACTAAGTTGTGGCTGGTCAGCCATCTATCAATGTCTTCGATCTTACTCATGCTATATGTATCGACATGATAGCATGCAAAACATTAGATAATATCTCTAGCAGTCACGTACTCTTCAAAGCTCGGTATATCTTCGATCCCGGCCAGCTTATGAAAGTCTGTGACGTTTTGCTTGGTAATCTCTCTACCAACTTGTGGACCGTGGGGTACTTCTTCGCCACGGCTGGCATAGATTTCTCTTGCGGTCTTCGGGGTGTATTCAAGGAAGTACTGAATCAACTCAGGGTCCAAACCGTTCCAGTTGGCCCACTCGTGAACGATCTCGTCAGGGACGTTGGCGATTTGTTGTCGCTTCTTAAGATTCAGTAGTAAACGATTGTCTTGGGCCAGCGCCTCTCTGGTGAACCCCAGTAGCTCTAGCAAGAAGGTGATTCCTTTGATATCTTTCACAGGATACTTTCGTTCGTGCAGAATAGACTGAACTTGTGCTGGGCCATTCTTTCGGAGCAACATTGCTAAGAACGGGATTTTGGTTTGTTCATCCACACCAATGTTAGGTAGCGATGAGTGATCCATCGCCAAGCCTGGGAATACATATCGGGTTAGCAATCCTATCTCGTCGTAAATCTTGAGGTACATGGTGGGCGAAATGGCAGACTTCAGTCCCTTCTCGAACTCATCTTTGATTCTTTCGGGCGTGACACCTGTCGTATCGGCTGCGGTGCTTTGGAGGCCGTTGTCGATGAAGTGCTTAGCCGCTTCCCTGACGTTCTCCGGGACCTTGTCGGGGCCATCGGGCCGATATCTTGAGAAGAATCGGACGTACCTAAGGATTCTTAGCGGGTCCTCATTGAAACGATCCCACGGTTCGCCTGCGGTTGTGATCTTCGTCTTCTCGGGGGTGATATCATCTAATGATGATTCGTAGCCCATATCTTTGAGTCCGCCGACGAAATCCAGAATCTCACGATTAGAGATATCGTAGAACAGGGCATTGATGGTCAGGTCCCGCCGCTGGGCATCTTCTGCGGGTGTTACACCTAATCGAACTTCGGGCCGACGACCCATGCTCACATCCTGGCGGAAGGTGGCGATTTCGTAATCCTCTTTATCAATGACAGCTATGATGACACCAAAAGCCCGACCTACATCCTTGTGTTGGACGTTCGCTGATCTCAGAATTTCCATAACCTCTTCAGGATAGGCGTCAGTTGCTAGGTCGTAATCTTTGATTGGCATCTTAAAAAGCCAATCACGAACAGCGCCGCCTGCTATCAATAGCTCTTTACCTTGATCTTTGAAGAGTTTGTGCAGGTACTCGACAGCAGGCGGAAGGGGGATATTTGCCTTCACCTGTTGCTCAGTCGCCTCTTGAAACAGTACGTAGTCCTTAAACTTCTTCATTTGGGGCCTTTTATCTATGTATCATCTGGTGCTCGAACTATGGCTGGTAGAATGCAAAATCGTTGGCGTGTCTATCGAACACAATTCGTCTTAGTTTTTTCGTCCAGAGATTACCGAATGGTTTTGACTGACTAGAGTTCCTTGTCGGAATGGTGCGTGCTCTGGGGAGATGTAACCGATGGAATAGACGAGGAATCCCGTCACGAAAACGTTCGAGCCGGATAATGTGGTCGACCAATGATTGGTCGTTATCATGTGTGAAGTCTTTGATATCTGTGAAATGTTTATAGCGTCGATTTTGGACGTAAATCTCAAAGGGGCATTGGGCTGACTTCATCTTTTTGTGCCGTTCAAAGGCATAGCATGATGGGATACGAGTGAAGGGGTTGCGTATCGTCGTGATCACGAAGTAGTCATCCAACTTAAGGCCCTTGCTTGCAAGGTAACGCTTCACTTTCACTGCTGAATCGTGCCGACCAACTGGTTTTGCCCTAATGCCTTTAGTAAAAGCCTCACAGGCATATGGTTTCAGCATCGCCTCCAATGTGGTAGACCCGCACTTCTGGTTGGCTAAGAAAATGAACTTGTGTTTGTGAGATATAAGGGTCATAATGGTATTTACGTCAGAAACACTCGAAACGATCCTTAGCTATGAGGTTACTCATGAAGGTCTTTACAACAGGACAGGTTGCCAAGATTTGCAAGGTTGCCCCCCGAACGGTCTCGAAGTGGTTTGATTCCGGGGGATTGAAGGGTTGGCGGATTCCTGGAAGTCAGGATAGGCGGATTCCAGAGCCATCTTTGAAAGAGTTCATGGAAAAACACAATATGGGATGCCTGCTAGAAGAGCATGCTCAAGCTGGCAAGTAGAGTTCCCAGCCGAGGTGGCGGAACGGTAGACGCCCTGGTCTTAGGAACCAGTGCCCGAAAGGGCGTGCAGGTTCGACTCCTGTCCTTGGCATTAGATAAACCCAAATACTTTAAGAAACACTAGGATACCCATACTGGCTCCAATGAGCGAACCAATGGTTCGTAACAGTTCCATCTCATGGTTGTGTAAGTCCAACCATTTTTCAAGGTTGCTTTTTTGACTTTTACGCATGAAACATCTCCTACTGTATGTATCGGTTAAAACAGGGAAAAACTTTAGTGGAGTAGGTAACAATGGGTATTGAAGTCCGCCAGATTGAGTGGGATTCGTTGACAGCTACGCAACGTCAACGAATCGAACGTCGCATTGCACTCAGAATCGATGACGCCCGTCGCTTTCATCTTTATCTGAAGAGGTTAAGGAAGAGTCGGCTGCGGAGCGGTGATCCGTATGTCATTGTTCCTAAGAGCACATTACGGCCAGGAAACTTCTCATGGAAGGTCTGGAAGAGGTTGGATAAGAAGGTGATGGTTCGTCGCCGGGCCCTATGCCATGTCGTCCTCTGGGAGTTACATGGCCCATCGGTTGGCGCTGGCGGGCAGCGACGGAAGGTAGACATCCCTATGCTGGAGGGGTGCTCAGACAGGCAGGTCATGGAGGATTTTGCGGCGGCTTTGTCGACTGGGCATAAAATGCGGTCATATTCCTAAAGTTCCACGAGTTTGTGGACGATAAGGAATATGGAGGATAATTATGGGAATACCAGCATATGGAGACACGATGAGGCGAGAAATCGATCTTGCCAACCAGCAGGTATTAGCGATACAGGTTATCGCTACGCAAGTAGATATGGGTTGCATGCCTGAGCTACATGTCACGATGGGCGGCAAGGAGGAGATCAACAAAGCGGTGATCAAGGCGGCGTTGAACTCTCCGAATGACCTTCGCTACATCGCTAACATGTTGAACCAGATGGCGAACCGAGTGGAGCAGATCAACGAAGAGGCAAGAGATGACTACTATGAAGATGAGGATTGATCCCAGTCATGGTCCCAGTAATTACAGTGTTGGCAATACTTCGTATAATACCATGTCTCCTGACCGCAAAGAGAACAGATACGTTGCTTCTTAGCAATACGGTCTATACGTCGTTTTTGGAGTATCCGTTTGATCCGTTTGAACATCTAGCATTATGTCCTCGTCGCTATTTATGCGGCCTGTAAGAAAGTGAAAAGGAAACAAGAAAAACGTTAGGAAATACCGTGAATCATTGTTGCGAAGAAATGAAGAAACGCCTTGAGCATACATGTACAGAGCATCCGGACAAGCATGATTGTCCGGATGCCTTGATCGACTATGATCCGTACCATGAAGAGTTCGGCCTCTTGATACACGATGGCGGCACGTCCAGAATCTTGATTCAGTATTGTCCTTGGTGCGGAACGAAATTATAAGGAAGTGAAGCGAATGGTTAGCAAGCCGGTTGGAAGCCGGTTGCCGGTAAAACGGTTGCAGGTTCGAGCCCTGTCGCTTCCGCTTAAGACACATCAACGCAAAGGAGACCGTCATGAGTGGAGAGATCGTCCCAAGGAAAAATTGGCAAATCAGACAGCCAGAACAGAACCCTCAGGCTCTCGAACCTCAGGTTGTGCGGGGTGAGATTGTGCAAACAGGGACGGTCGTCGAACATCGTACTCAGATGGTCGAAGTGCCAGCGAGTTGCCGAGTAATCAAAGTGGGCGGTGAGCTTTTTCAGATCGACCCAGCCCAACTCATGCGCATGATCAAACAAATCACCCAGACTATTGGGGAATACAAAGCGATGGAGAATGCCTACGGAAGGTACATTATCCCGGCGCTACGTAAAGCCCGATCTGATATGGTGTCGGACTTGGAGAACAACTTTGGTATCCATTGGGAAATCGATGCCAGCGGTAGTTCTAGGTTCTTCAAGTCCTAATGAGGTCCGGAGAAAGTAATGGATAAGAAAATAGAGATAGACGTACAAGTTGAACTTGATCTGAAACCACGCCCGCAACGGAGACAAGCCAGTAGCGGCCTCGGTAGCGGCCTCTATCCTGAACAAATGCCAGCGTTTTTTGCTCCCCCGAGGCGGATAGCGTCACATAGCATCACTGCTGAGGATATGGACCGAATACTTGCCCCTGTCGAGCCAAGTGCCGATACTCCTGCTAAGCGGCGTAAAAAGAGAAAGCAGGCTGATCGGCGTCGGCGGTCCAAGCGGTCCAAGACGGCAAAGAAAACCGTTTCTCACGGTTAGTGAATCAGGTATCTTCTCTATAGATACGTATGGGGGGGGTGTGAGCATTGAGTTCGATAAATACGAAAAGCATGGCGCTTATCATTGGGATGACTTTGCCAAGAAGACCATCTACCGCAATCACGCCCTACACGTCGCCAACTGGGTTAAGGGGAAGAACGTCCTCGACATCGGGTGTGGTGACGGGCTAATTACCTCTCTTCTCCGTGCGAAGGGGATCGATAACCACGAACTTGCTATATCTATGGCGAAAGATCGTGGGGTTGATGCCCAGTTGCTTGATGCTTACGACTGTGCAACCCTTACTGATCGGTATGATGCGGTTTACTTAGGCGACACAATCGAACATCTGGAATACCCTGATAAGGTTTTGAAGTCAATAGCCTCTTTAACGGACGACCTTTATATTGTGACTCCTCAAAAAGGCTGGAGGGATCAGAAGGGTAAACGCAGACCGCTTGACCGGTATCACTATCGTGAGTATACACAGGACGAATTGCGAGCTTATGTCAAGAGGTTCGGTTGGGGGTTGGTGAGCATCGCTGTTGCGAACCGTCGCATTTATGCCCATTTCAGGAAGATTCATATTGTCGTCTATACGGCGATATTTGGCGGGAAGGATCGTCTTATTGACCCGCTGGAGCGGCATAAGGGTGTGGATTTTGTATGCTTTACCGATGATCCGAAGATGCGGTCAAATATATGGGACGTTCGTGTTTGCTCACCGACGAATGATAACCCTTGCCGGGCCGCTAAGGTTTTTAAGGTCAGACCTCACCACTATTTTCCCGATCATGAGTACAGTCTGTGGATCGATGGTAATTTGCGGTTGATGATTGATCCCAAAACTTTACTTACCCACCTTGATGATGCTAAATTAGCTTGCTTTGATCACTACGAGAGGTCTTGCATTTATGATGAAGCGAACATATGTATCAAGAAAGGTCTCGATGATCCAGTTGTGATACAGAGACAGATGGCGAAGTATAGGACAGATAACTACCCGCCCGGCAATGGTTTGCTGTATGGCGGCGTGCTCCTTCGGCGGCACAATGTTTTAGCTGCTGTGATGAATGGTTGGTGGGAAGAGATAGAAAATCACAGTAGGAGGGATCAGTTGAGCTTACCTTATGTGCTTTCTAAGAATGATTGTGACTATGCGATTATTCCGGGTTATCATGACGACAATAAGTCGCAGAAGATAGTTCGCAAATTATACGGCCACTATCAAAAAAAGAGACATCGAATAATATCACGATGATTTTGGTTTATCACTCCAAAAACCGTTTCTCACGGTTAGCTAATCGAATCAGGTATCTTCTCTATAGATACCTGTATGAGATTCAAGGTCTGGATGTTGTTAAGTGAGATACCCCAGGTTCTATTGGCCGAGCCTATAGTCTTAGGTGATGGTAGACAGTTAGCACGCATCGATCTCCGTGCTGAGCGTTGGCGTGTCCAAGATGACGACGAGAAGACCGAAAAGGCCAAAAATGAACTCCAGGTGACGCTGAGTTTGCCTACCTTCTATGGCCTGATCCCAGTGGGCCACGCCCGGCAGTGGCTTACCTATGATGGAAACGATAAGACATTGCTTACAATTACCTTTGCGCAGCCCTCAGGAGAGATCAATCTGGATGATATGAAAATCGAGGGTTCATGGTGGGATTATGTACGTGGCATAGATATGGACAACAATGTCGTCAAGAATCCTTTGCCCCAGTTCGACGACGCCGCTTCCGAACCTAGCGTGGCTGCTATATAGCTTGATTCCAGTAGTGACTTCGCACATAGTCACGATCTCTACATCGGTGCCTATAGACCTGTCGTTCTAGTAACCGGTTGATGAAGCTACGAGCATTGGCTGAAGGTTCGCACCGGAGTAGCGCAACAAATTGGTTTTGGTCCATTACGTGCTCGAATGTCAGTGATTTCCACGAAAAGAGATCGTCGCCGTAAGTGAAGACTCTGCGGTTCATCAGCATCGCCTCTAATACGCTGGTGGAGTTGATCGCTATCATGGCCCGCATACGCTCGTACAACTCCCGCTTGTTCAGTCGCATCTCAGAGATGTCTATCATCCCAGGAGGCATAGATGGCGATGCTTTGCAGGCGGGGTGCCTTTTGACCAGGACCTTGATGTTTTTGGGTATGATCTCTCGTATCTTCTGGAGAAATTGCTTGTTGTTCTTGAACTTAGTGAATTGGAATTTGAAGTCAGGCTTGCCGTCGCTTGTCGGTGTGTCGACCTGGAGTGGTACATACACATAATCCTTGAAATCCACCTTCTTCCCAACGTCGAGTTTCTTCTTGATGTACTCGATTTCTTCAGATCGTTCAGGTGCGCCTTCCAAGTCTTTCATGCCGCTTTCTCGGATGGATGATAATGGGCCGGTGCCTGAACTGTCAATGTAGAAACATTCGTTCCATGGGAGCCACCCATACTCGGAGAAGAGAAACTTGGATTTGACATGCGATTGAATCCATCTGCCTGAGTCGCAGTTGCCGTTGCCAAGACAAATGTAGTCGGGCTTGAGGCTATCGAGTTGTCGGGCTAGATCATCATGGCTTTTCCAGGGTTGGTGGGGTAGTTCAGTGATATTGGTATGGACGCCGTTTCTGTTTCCAGGACAGCGGCCACCGGTCTTGAACCAACCCTTGCGTGCTACGGAGGTGTGATACAGTACCTCAACGATCTCATGTTCCGAATGTCGGAACATGAGATCGAAGTCGCATGCATTGATGCTGTATCGCTGTGTTGCAACAATAGCTAACTTAGCCACAAGTCACCTCTTCGCATACCGCCACCAAATCTTCTCAATCTTCTCATATCCTTCCTCGCCGCCCTCCCATGGTTTCAACCCAACAAAATGCAACCCAGCATAGAACCTGTGTTTCGGTGGGTCGTTTCTGAGATGTCGTTTTGTAACGTTCCAGCGGCACGAAAGCTTGTTGACTGAGAGCAGCTTGGCCTGAATCGCTTCCATAATTATCGTTTGGTCTGCCAAATTCGCTTCGTCCAGGGTCCTCATGAAATTGATGATGGACCGATAGATCGTGTTTGGCAGTTTGCCAAACACGATTAGCCCGCTATTGTATTCGTCATGGGTGGCATGATAGCACATAAGTACATCCTTGACGGGCTTCGTTGCCAGTAGGGCATTGATGGGTCTGACAAAAACGATATCTGAGTCGATAAGGATTAGCTTATCATACTGCGAGGCTATTTTGAAAGCTTCGAGCTTAAAGAAGGCACTCTTAAGCGCCGGGGTATGTTTAGGTAGCTTCTGATACTTGGTGATATCCGGCTTTACAAAGCGGCAATTATGATAGGTGAATAAACACTCATCTCGGCTATCGTCATCGAGGTCTATATCGAGGACGATTACCTCTTGATCGAAGTTCTTGGTGTGTGTTAGTATGCTATTCATCATCGCATGGAAGCCGGGCAAGAAGCTTTGCGACACGGCTGTGAAGACACAGGTTTTCATACGTTTTATTGATCCCATTTACAAATGAATCCTTGTATCTGTTTCA